TGAACATACCGCGACTTGCGACAGGAACCGCTTGACCACTTAAACAAGCCTGTAATTCTGAAGCTTTAACAGGATTGTAGAGAAGCTTCTCTCCATTTTCGTCCTCTAAAATTGTCTGATTCAACGTAATACCAAGAACAGGAGTTCCTGCGGTAGCCGCTGTAAAAGTCAAAGGAACAGATGGATACTGAGCAGCGCCAACAAAAGGGTAATCAGTTTTTCCTAAATAACCGTTTGCAGCATAAGTAATAGGATCTTGATCCAAATTACCGGCTGAAACTTTTACGAATACACCAGCTGAACCTGCACCATTTGTGGATGGGTTGGTATCAGCAGTGTCGCTTGCAAACAAGTTAATGACATCTTGCTCGCTGTACTGTCTGAATGGATATAATCTTAGTGCCATAACCTTTAAAAGTTAATTGTTATATTTTCTTTTGAGAAAGCCTTGCTTAATCTATCTTTCCAAGAAACCTTCTCTTCTGTAGGCTCGATGTTCTGAGCAGGTAAAGAAGCTTCTTCCGCTTGCGCATTTGCTAATGCAGTTTCAACTTCGACTTCAACAGTTTCAGTTGTCTCTACAGAAGCTTCGGCTACTTCGACTTCTTTAGTCTTTTGAATGCGCTTTGCTAACTCAGCTTCTAATCTTTCTTGGAAAATCTTTTCTTGCTCGTCTTTAAAAGCTTTGCTCTTGTGGCGATAAATCACAGCCAACTTCTCTTGATAAGAAGCAAAAGCCTCATCTGAGCTATCTAAAATATTTAATTCTTCAGCTAACAACTTACGGTCAGCGTCGTCAAAATCATACTCTGAATCAATTACACTCATTCTAGAATTAAATAATTCTTGAGCAGCTTGCGCAGAAAGAATAGATTCTAACTCGTTAATTTTAGAAAAAGCCGCTTCTAATTTTTCGTTATTCTCTGAAAGATTCTTTTTCAAATCTTCAGCCTCAGCAACAGCAGCTGCTTTAGCCTCTTCAGCAGAAGCGATTTTAGATTGAATTTCTTCGCTCTTTTCCTTAATGCTTTCAGCGATTTTATTAGAGATGCTTGCAACAGCCTCTTCGCTGAACGATTCTTTCGTCTGCTTTTCAGCTAGGACGGTCTTTAAATCTGATAATATCTGTTCTAAATCCATAATATTAGTTTTGTTAAGTTTTACAGGTTCTTTTTTATTTTGTGAAAAATTTTCGCGAATTTTTAATACTTCAGGTGTATTATTATTAACTTCTGTATCACTCGCATCGTTTTTATCCATTAAATCTTGAGTCCCATCATTAATTATTACTCCACTTACATTTGCTGCGGGATTAGTAGTGAAACCTATACCCAACGGATAAATTCTCCCAGTCACAAGGCGATAAATAGGGGTGCCATCATCTGTAAACCCTGACCCATCAAAACCTCGTAGATATTTTTTAAATTCATTTATCTGTTCTTTTTTAGTAATGATTTCAGCTTCATTAAGCTTATCACTACCTAAAGCGATATAATAATCATTGAATCCTATTTCCCAGCTTGCGCTTATTTTTTGATATAAATTTGATTCAGGATCATTAGACTCTAAAAGCGCTTCAGCAAAATCTTTATCTACAGTTCTGTAAACAACAGCAGCTAAAGCAATATTAAAAGGATCTAACGACCCCTTTACATCTTCATCGGTTAAAATTTTATTTTCCCCAAAAGAAGAAAATCCAGAATTAACAATGTGACCTACTACTTTTTGTTTCTTATGTTCGATATTAGTAGGTTTATGAGTAAAATAATTTTTGAATTCAATAGCGGTGCTAGTATTAATTCCGTCACCATTCTTATTAAAAGCATTAACAACTGCAGCATTAAATGCAGCACCAATTAAATCGACATTCTTTTCTAAATTAACAGACTTAGGGATTAATCCCTTAATAGGCTCTAATGATGCTTGAGACAAAAGTAAATTATTGTCAAAATTTACTGAAGCAGTAACAACATTATCAAACCGCGTTGTATACTTATACATAATATTTATTACACTTATTTATTATTACTGTGATATAATAAAGCCGCAGCATAAGTATTCAAATCATGCTCTCCTGCAAGACTTTGTATTTCTGTCATTACACCCAACTTATCAAGCTCTAATGGATTAGCTAAAACCTGTTCAGCTTTATCATTCCATTCAGAACTATTAGATCCAACTATAATTGCTTCGCTAAGACTTTCTGCCAATTTTTTTTGATCAGAACTTAATCTTTTTTTATTATACTTACTCTTCAATAAAGATTGAACATTTGCATATAAATCTTTAGTTAAATCAAATACTTGAGAAATAGCTTCTCTTGAATAAACTGAAGCTTTAGTCGTTCCAATTGGACGCCCGACTTCATTTGGAACGCTATTTTTAACTTGTTGAGCGGGTTTAGCTATTGTGTCAGACTCTTCTATATCGTCTGGAACAGGAGGTGCAATTGACGGAACGCCACCAACAATGGGGTTGTAAAATCCTTTCTTTCTTTGCTCTACAAATTTTTCTTGCGCCGCAGCTAACTCAGCGCCAGAAGGATAAATACCCGTTTCGATAACTTTAATGCCTTCCTCAGGGGGTAAAATACCTAATTCCATCATTCTAGTTACGACTCTATTAAATTGAGTTTCATCTTTAATAGAAACCTCTTCAAACTTAGCAACGGGGCATTTACCTTTAAATCCTAAATTTTTAAATATTAATTCCATTTCAGGCTGCAAGAAATCATTTAAAAACGCATTCCTAGCTTCTCTCAATCTTTCGAAAAACACTTGAGCTTTTACAGTTGTATTAGCAAACTTTTCTGAACCAATTAAAATATTCTGTAAACCTTCTTTGATATCTTCATTAACAATTTTGTATTTTTCATATCCTAATACTTTATTCATATCAGGAATAATAAAATCAGCTTTAGTTGTGTAATCCGCAACCAACACACGACCAATAGATTCATTGCTTAATAGAGACTGCATAGCGGAAATGTTCTTATGATTGATACCTCCTTTAGATGGCTCCGCCCCTAAAGTAATAAGTAGAATTACATTTTCAATCGTGCGACAAATCGCTTGATCTATTTTTTTCATTTCTAACTTAAAATTAATATCATCTAGCACAGCAAAACCGAAAGGCACGGCAAAAGGCTCGTAATCTTGTTTCTTATAAAAAGAATAAATAATGTCAGTAGGATTCAACTGAATTTTTAATCCATCTTGAGCCCATTGACCATTTTTAATTTTATTTCTAGTTTCAGGGTCTAAACTTTCAAAAATAAATTTATCTTGTTCGTTCTTTGGATTCTGCAATCTTTCTAATTCATATTCAGAAAGCATTTTTTCATAAACAACTTGTCGCCAAGAAGAGGTTCTATTCGCTACGACATAAAATGGATTTAATAAAGTGTATTGGATAGGAATAGAATTTTTTACGTTATAAGGAGTTGGGTAATTATAAATTTTTTTGACACTATCATAAGAAAGACCATCTGCATTTGCATAAGATTTAATAATAGATTGAAAATCGTCTAAAGTAAATTTAGCATTTAATTTATAAAAAAAGATATTGCCGCTACGATAATATTCTCTGAAATACTGATCTTTAACTTTCCAGATCTTTACATACTTCATCCATTTATAAAAGAAATCTTTAGCTTTCGCACTACCACCTTCTAAATTAATTTCAGCGTTAGAAAACTCAGACATAATATCCACTGCATTTCTAAATATAGCTACATTAGAATAAGCTTTTTGACACAATTCGATGGCATCTCTAACGTTATAACCGTTAATAGACATTTCAAAAGGTAACAATCCTTCGCGAATATTTGCGTATTTATTTATTTTGGGTCCAGTAGCTACTCGATTTCTTCTGAGATTAGTGGACGAATCGCCACCAGTTCTACTATAAGCAGCTTTACTATCAAAAGCATAAAAAGGCTCCCCAAGCAATTGAGGTTCTGACGAATTTGCTTGAATAAAATTCTCTAAAGATTCAGAACCGTTTCCGTTACCTGAAGAAAATTGATTCCAGTAATCTGATTTTTTTGTATATTTACGTGGCATATCTATATTATACTTACACAAAGTTACTTTCAAAGTGACTTTAAACTTTTATTTTACCCTATAAACATCGGAGTAAATGTAGAATGAATTTCTTGAACCTCAGTATTATTCATGTCGTGATATATTTTTGCCAACCAATTACCTAAAATTAAAGCAGAATAACTGTCTTTTCGCGGCTTATCTGGTCCAGTTTTTCTTTTTAAATTTGGTGGTAAATCAAAACTCTGAGTCCCTTGAGCGGTGGTAGTAATTTGGATCAATGCGCATTCTGTTTTTGTTAAAAGAACCATATCAGTTAAATGCTCAACAAAATCAATCATTTTAGCTTCTTCATTTTGTTTATCAGAGTCTGCCATATTAGAAAACTTCATATCTAATATACCTATTTTCTTTTTTGTTTGAGATCTAAAATTATCATCTATAGCTCTACTTCCAAAAAATATTCTTCTGTGATCAAAATTAGCTTGTAGCAATTCATTTGCCGTTCTAATCCAACTTGAAGTTGGCTTTCTTAAAAATACATACTTATAATCTGATTTATTATATTCATTTTTCGCGGCAATTAAGTTTTGAGGATAATCTTCTGGCTTTTCAAACTCAGTAATCATTTGCTTTAAATTTATACCTTCGTTTTTAAACAGCTCACTTTCATTACAAGAATTCATAAATTGTACGCCGCCATTATAATCCATACAAATAGCGACAACATTGAAATTCTTCAATATGTATAAAAAGTATTTAATATGATCTTTCAACGAACTGCCAGATAAAGCATAAGAATGAACTAATGTAGAAATTTGCTTTTCTTCATTTAATTTTAAAACTTGAATAGCAAAATCATCAGAAGATTCTGTTTCTGACCAAGAAGGGTCAACAGCTACGATATATTCAGCGCCAGAATGTCCGATTACTTCTATAGAGGGAAGCTCTCCATCTGGAACGGTACACAAAGCCATCTTAGATATCTTAAAATACCCAGAGCTATCATCAGTAAACTGAGCGCCAAACTCTCTCATGAACTGTGATTCACTCATGGTAGCTTTAGCTTGATTAATTAGATTTTGGTCATACAACTGCATAGGAGCGCAATCATAAGAAAATTGCATCACACATCTACGAGTTCTTTCACCCTTTTTAGGATTGAAAATTAAATTCTCATATTGTTCGTATAACTTATATAAATACTCAAATTTAAAAGAGGCAGAAGAAAGAGCAATCAATTTATTATTAGGCCATTGATATCTATCTTTTTCCTCCATTTTGCCCTGCTTAATTAAATTGTTCTCTACTTGATACAACTCTTCTCTTTGTGTAGGGTTCTGTACAACGGACAAAAACGGCACTATAACTTCATTATAAATGCGTTCAGGCATCAACAGGAACTCGTCAATAATAATGCGGTGAAAACGGAAACCTCGCAGTTTTTCACCATCACCCAAGGGTAATGCTCGAATACGGCTTTTGCCTATTTCCATTACCCACTCATCATTACTTTTTGAAACGTGAGTAATACATTGCTTTAGTAAATAAGCTTCTGGTTTTGCAGCGATATCTTCAATTTTTTTAAAAATCATTTTAGACTGCCGAAAAGATCTGGAAAGAATACCTGTTTCAACTCCTTGATTCAAAATAGCGTCTAAAACGGCATAAATTCCAGTTGTATAACTTTTACTCATACCGCGAGACCATACTCCTAAAAAATAATCACTTTCTAACATGCTTTTAATAGCCATATGTTGAAATGGGAACAATTGAACGCCAGTGATTAAATCTGTAGCAAAAGTTGTATTATTTCTTAAAAATTCATAAAATAAAAGTTTAGCCTCTTTTTCTTCTAAGAAACCTTTCTTTTTTAACAACTCCTCATTAGTGATATATTCGTTTTTTCTTGGTACTTGATTACCTGTTTCCCAGCTCATAATCTAAATAATATTGTACATCTACATTCCATAAAGAACTTCCAAAATAAAGAAGCCTTGGAATTAAATCTAAAGACTTCTCTCTATCACCTGTAAAAATAAATTGAACGCTACGAGGATATTTATGAGTTAAGTATCTCATATTATGAAAAACATATTCTAGACTAGTTTTGCGGCGAAACTTTTTATGATTATATTTTATTTTATTTATGGTTGTTTCAATAACAACAAACAAATAACTATCTAAAGCAACAGCTTTTTCTATTTCTCTGCTAAACCTTTCTACGCCAGAAGCTAATGTTCCTAAGAAATCTGTTTCGCTTTTTCTGTCTACATATGTATATGTATATTCACCTTGATTATTTAAATAATCACCAATATATAATTTTTCTTTTTTTGTTTTTTCAAACGGCAAAGGATCTTGCTCTCTAGTATCAACTAAAATTTCAAACTCAGGAATATCTTTATCGTAAAACTCAAAAGGCATCGGCTTATTAAAAATAGGTTCTTTATTTATTGCGCGACACGCTTTACTATATGACTTAAAATGTTTTTTAAAAATATCAATAGGAGGTAATTCTAAAGTTTTTAATTCGTTATGGAAAGGCGCGTATTCATACCCTTTTTCTTCTATCCTCTTTGACAAAAGTTCTAAGCATTTAGCTTTTACTAATTGACTATCAGCATTCTTTTCCCAAACTAACAATTCATTTAAATCAACAAACTCTTTCGAAAAATAATCTGCTTTATTTATAAAAGGTATTTGCTTTTTATAATACAAAGAGTAACGAGGATAATATTTACAATAATATTCCGCTTGATAAAGACCGTGCTTTTTTAAATGAGCGTGAAAGGATTTATCAGTTTTAAAATTTAGTTGACAAATCTGACATTTATTCATATAGCATCCTCCTTGGACACACCTAAAATTCTAGCTTTCCAAGAAGACATACTCTCGAATCTTTCCGCTTCATCTTGCACAGCTTGTTTTTGCATCTCTGCAATCTGTATCATCATACTTCTCTCTTTTTCGTCTTGAAAAAGTTCAACTAAATTTAAAATAGAAGCATTTTTTTGATGACTCCTTTCTACTCTTTTAGCTCTTTCACCATTAAGTTTTTGAATACTCTGATCAATTCTTTTTGCACATTGGTTATATTCTTCGCTAATCGTTTTTAAAATTTCAGTTAAACGAATCGTCAAGTCATTCTGCTCTTGAGTTTCGTTAAACATCTCATTAACTTTATTTTTCTTGATATCTATTTGTCTTAGATTAATATAATCCATACAAACATTTATATACAAATTAATTTCATCTATTGTAAGATCTGGCTTATCCCAAATAGAGCGAACGAATTCTGCTTCAAATAAATCTTTATCTGCGCTACTTGTATAAGCATCATAATTAGCAACAAAACGAGGGCTTGCTAAATAAACCAACAAACGTTCTAAACATTTTCTATTTTGCAAAGATAATTTATTTTCATCTAAACTTTGGCCACACCATTTATTGACTTTGTTAAGAACTGTTTTTAAAGATCTTGGTACCGAATATTTCTGATTTACTCCCGATTCTGAATCTACTAAAAACTGAGGATATTTTTCTTTAATATATTTATGCACGGCTCTATATTCTGCCGTAACATGAATATTTAGATTCTCTGTGCCTTGAAATTTTTGATTAAAAATTAATTCTGTAATTTGTTTCGGACTCATGTTTGACTCAATATTTTGATCAATAAAATTCTTTTGAGAGTCAGTAAGTATTTCTTTAGCATGAGAAAATCTTTCTCGCTTTTTCTTTTTTATAAAACCTGTTTCTATTAAATAGTCCCTAACAACTTTCGCTTCTTTAGATCGCCCAGTTAAATCTTCTCGACTATGAAGAAGGTTTGCCATAACAATATAATCATCAAGGCCCTCTTCTATTTTTTTGTTAATAAAAATTTTATCTTGGTCTGATAACATAATTAATCTGAAAATAAATCATTATCCTTTAATATTTTTTTAGCCTTCAAATACAGCATTTTTTTTAGGTTCTTTATTTGCTTATATCCCGCTTTTCTTCCTTTTTCATTCGTTTTAAATTTCAATATTTTCGCAATTTGATCGTCAGTTAAATAATCTATAAAAAATAATTTATACGCCATAAATTGCTTATCATTTAAATTCTCTTTCATTAAAGCATGCATTCTTTTTTCTGCTTCAATATAATCATAATCAACACCTGATTCGAAGCTCATATAATAATTTTCATGATTCTCCAAACTGACTGTCATTTTTATATCGTATGCTGGCTTTTTTAATTTCTCCCATTTAGCATATAAAGGACATTCATTACACTGTACTTTACTAGCTGTAAATCCACAGGAATCTTGATAAACGACTTCTATTCCTTTGCTAGTATTAAATGGGCACGATAAACAAGGTTTAGCTATAGAAGTATAATTATTACGAATAATATTTCTTATTTGATTCGTAGCTATTCTGTTCACCCATGGCTCTATAGGCCGAGACTGATCCCATAAATGCCATTTTTTATAGATATGTAATTTTATTATTTGCTCGATATCTTCAAAATCAAACCATGTTATAGCCTTCAGCCTCCACTTAGATTTTCTTTTTTTTATGACTTCATCAATTTTTTCATACATATCCTCAAAATTTTTCTTTTTAGCTTTCATCAATATCTTGCATACCTCTCGGAGCGCATTCTTTTAATGATTGCGCTAAATACTCTTCTTGAGTCAATTTCTTAGTTTGCATGACGGGTCTATCGAGTTTATCAGAATCACTTATTGGAGCTGATTTAAAAAGTTCCTCACCCTTAAATGTAGCATTGCCGCCTTTCTCTATTTCATAAGACAATTTTCTAGGTCTAACAAAAATAGAAGGGCTATCATCAGCGTCTGTTTGAGGCTGATGAAATTGTTGTCTTGGCGCTACCAAAGTTGACAGAGCTGAACCACACGACGAACAAAATCTAGAACCTGCGGGATGCTTAGAGCCGCATTGAGAACAGAATGTATTACTCATTGATATATTATATATATCAAATGATCATTTATCTAATTTTCTAAAGACTTTAACTATATATTTCAATATTTGACTTCTAATAATATCTTCTTCTTCGAAATAAAAACAATGAATTCCTTGCTCTTTACTTTCATCATCATTAAATAAATCATGTATTTTTGTGAAGCCAGATTTAGCGCCAATGTCAGACTGCATAGAATCGCCGCAAATAAACATCTTAGTATTTTCGCCAATACGTGTTAGAAGTGTTATCAATTCTTTCGTGGAGTAATTTTGAGCTTCATCCGCTATAATAATCTTATCATTCCATGTAGCACCCCTTAAGAAGTTTACAGGAAATGCTTCGATATACCCTTGATCTTCTAAATATTTAGATTGCGTAATTGGCAATAACTCATCTAGCTTATCATATAAAGGCATCATAAATGGATTAAATTTTTCATCTACTGTTCCGGGTAAAGATCCTAACCCTCTTTCTCCCGCTTCAGCGATAGTTCTAATGTATTTAATTTCATATTTTGGATTTGCATTTAACAAATGTAATGCAGAATAAACTGATAAAAACGTTTTTGATGAACCTGCTACCCCATTGATAAAAATTATCTTCGTATCCCTATGGAAAGCTAACTCCACTAAACTTTTCTGTTTTTCTGTTAAGTCAAATTTTTTTATTTTTAATTTAACTTGTCTGAAAACATTATCTTCTAAAACTTCCTTAATTGTTTCCTTTGGTTGTCTACGTTTTTTAGTTGACATATTGTAATTAATATTACACTATATATATATGATTTTCCATTGTTTAAGCGTTCCTTATTCCGCAACTAAAAAAGATGTATCTTTATGCGCTTTTGTTCAAAAAGTCTATAAATTTTGCGATGAAATGACTAAAAGAGGTCATACTGTATATCATTACGGACATCAAGACTCTAAAGTAACATGTACCGAACACATAACAGTAACTGACGACGAAATACTAAAAAAAAGCTACAATGATTTAAATGCATGGAAAACCCAAGGTTTTAACCAAAATGTAACAACTGAAGCCGTAAAAATATTTAATGAGAACTGCACAAATGAATTAAATAAAAGAATAAAATCAAAAAATGAATTTATATTATGCTGGTTTGGATACGCGCATGAACCATGCGTTAAGCAATTTTATAATAAAGCTATAGTCGTAGAACCAAGCATCGGATATGATTCAATGTTCGCTAATATTAAAATGTTTGAAACATATGCTCAAATGCACAAAATGCATGGCGTCTCTAAATCTAATGTAGAATTCAATAGCGAATTTGTAGTTTATCCGGGGTTTAACAAAGAAGACTTTTTATTCAAAAAAGAAAAATCAGATGTAGCTTTATTCCTAGGAAGAATAACAGAACAAAAGGGAGCTAAAGCGGCATACGATATGTGCAATGCCGTGGGTCAAGAAATATATTTTGCCGGACCAAATATTTTAAATTTAAAAGATACTAAATATTGTAAATTTGTTGGCTTCGTCGGACCTAACGAAAGAAAACAACTATTAGCTGAAGCTAAATTTTTACTCGCTCCCAGCTTTTTCATCGAACCTTGTAATTGGACCGTTATAGAAGCTCAATTCTCCGGCACCCCTACTATCACAACGGATTTTGGAGGTTTCACAGAAACAGTTAAACAAGCTTATACAGGATTTAGATGTTCAACTTATCAACAATTTAACTTCGCTCTAAGAAAAGGTTATAAAGAAATTGATCCATCAAATTGCCTTAAAAATGCCGACCATAATTTCACTATAGAAATCCAATCTAATCAATATGAAATGATTTTCAAATCTTTAATTAACAACTAACATCACACCAATTCCAAAAAACTTCTTCCGAATTATAGTAAGTATAAAGAATTTCTGGAACATTTCCCATAGTACAATATTTTAAAGCCCTTTTCCAAAATTCATTATCATGACTTCTCCATTCTTCTGTGCTATAAAAACCTACTTGCAAATAAACTTCTGGTTTAAAAACGCAGGAGCCGTGACAAAAAGGATTTAGATTATCTTTAATTAGATTTTTAATGTCTTTGTCAGATTCAGCATAAATCATATCACACCATTTTCCTGTTCCCGTTTTTACATACTTCGCACCTGTTCCACAAATGTCAATTTCAGGATGATTTAGCATATAAGATATTTGTTTTTCTAACTTGTTTTCAACCCATTCATCATCGCTATCTAAATGAGCAATATAATCAGCTTCGTTGTCTCTAAATATTTCTATTAAAGCTAAATTGGTGGCTGCAGGAATATTTCCTTTGTAAGGGCAATATAAATGCTTTATAAAATTAAAATGTTTTGTAACCTCCCTTAAATTTTCGGTAGAACAATTATCAACTAAATAAACCTTATAAGTGTTTTCATTATTTTTAAAAAAACTTTGATTTTTTATAGAAGTCAAAGCTTTCATTAGCAATTCTTTTCTATTGTACACTGGCATAATTATAGCGATTTTCATAATTAATTAGTTTCTTCCTATATATCCGTTTATAATTATCTCTGTAAAGAAATCTTTTCTATCCCCAAAAGAATCTGTGATATCCATTCCATCTACCGAATACAATCTAAAAAAGATATCTATATCATTGTTTAGCTTTTTTAACATGAGGTAAACATCTTCTCTTGAAAAAATAGATTGCGCACCAAAATGAATTTCTCCAGCAAACTTTTTTACTCTGCTTTTAAATAAATCATAATAATTTACAAGCATTAATTTTTCATAACCTTCAATATCGAATTTTAAAAAATCTATTTTTCGATTTATTATTTTCAATAAAGAAGGGAAAGTTATAGAATTAACTTCTTTAGGAGGGGTTTCATAAATATACCATTCAAATGGCAAAACATTTAATTCATCACTCAAAAAAGAATTTATAATAACAGGCGAATCCCCCTCATCTAAATTATTATAAAAATCCTTAATACAATTTATACTAGCGTCAATTCCAAAATAAGTAATTTTTTTGTCACGATTTCTAAAAAAAAATGGACCTTGAGAACATCCTAAATCTAAAACAAAATCACCGTCTTCAACATCAACAAATTTCTGATAACAATTATTATTAAAAATTTCATTATAAGTTATACTATCGATATTCTTCATAAGATTTCTCTTCTATAAACTGAGACTTAGTTTCCAAATTTATTTTTTTCTTTATTTCAGATCTTTGATCATTTGTAAAATATACAGATCGCGCTAATTCTATAAATTCTTCATCGAATTCTTTTTTCTTTTCTTTTTCTCTTATAGCATCTTCAATAACCCATAATTTTTCATTAATATGAAATAACTTATCATACAAAGAATAATCACAGGTTATTTCCGCAGCACACGTCTTTAAATAATTCCATTCAAACCTGATATTTTTTAATTTATTTTCATCTTTTATTTTTTCTTTTTTTATATCTAAGATAGAAAGCCTATCTAAAATCTCTCCATTCGAAACTTCTATTTTCATATTAAATTAAAATCTTTTCTTAAATGATTTATATTACTTTTAACAGATTCAAAAGATATTTCTTTTGAACACTCAAAATCTTTATTTTTGCCACACCAAACCCAATTGCCTTTATCGAAAGATTGAGCTGGATCATTCCAACAACAATTGCAAACATTTTTATTCTGTACATAATAAGGAGTATCAAAATGATATTCTTTATTAAGAAATCCACATATCATAACTACGGGTTTATTACAAGCCCAAGCCAACCAAGATAAGCCAGAACTTAAACCTATCATAAATTCACAATGATGTAAACAGTTAATTATATCTCCCAAAGATTCGCCGGGATAATGAATTACATTTTTAGGAATAGGATTCATATAAGGATCTCTGCCATAATTATTGTACCTATCTATACAAACTACTTCATACCCTAATGATTTTAAATAATTTACTGTTTTTTTCCAGCCAGATTTATTATTCCAAAATTTTAACTGAGCTGTAGAATGCGTGGCTATACAAACATATTTTTTCTCAAATGGCCTTTGTTTTACAAATGAAAAATCTACAAAAGGTTTAAACTTATCCGAATTATCGACATTAACTTTTAATATATCCCCGACCAATTGTTGCAGAGGCTCAGACATTTTTTCTTGATTGAAGCAGCCTATTCTAGTTATTCGACTCTTATCTGAAATACTTCCTTGATCAGCATAATCGCGAAAAGTAATTAAAGGGTATTTAGACTTATCAAAAAGATTTTTATTAGGAGTATAATAATTTATATTTATATTATTTTTTATAGCGTATTGATTAACCACAGGTAACCAAGCTATGCTATCCCCTAAAGAGCCTGACTCGTTAATAATTTCATTGTTATTTTTTTTAAAAATAAACTCTTGCATTTTATTATTTCGTAAATTGACAACAACTACTTTACCGCCACAGTCTACAGCTGAACTGCTAGCCCACATATTCACAGATAACTTTACAGTGTAAACCAAATCTCCCTTGCTATTAAAAAATTGAACAGAGTAATCTGATTCTTCAGCTCCTAAAATCTCTATTTTAGCTTCTTGTTCAAAAGAGATATTAAATTGATTATTGTCCTCCGAAGCTTTTAAATTATTTGTTTCCATAGAATTTAAATATTTAAATATATTATCTTCTTTAATATATGTAACTGAATTATTATTGTCAAAACAATCCCCGTAAACTTCTAATTTATTTAAGAAAACATTCATACCCCAAGCGACAGCCTCTTTCAGACATATAGGATTAAGTTCTCTTAAAGAAGGAAAAACAAATAAATCCATCGCCGCCATATAATCATCAACATTATCCTTTTCTCCATGAATGATACAGTTAGAAAGATTTTTTTGATTTTCCGTTAAACCACAATCATCAAAAAAACAAGTATTTCCAACAAAATGAAAATTAATATTTTTATTAGTTAATCTTTCAGCTAATTCAAATATATATTTTTGATTTTTGTCTTTCGTAAATAGACCTACATGTAAAACATGAAAACAATTTTCATCCAAACCTAATTTTTTTAAAGCTTCTGTTCTATTCGGCCTGACTTTATCAGGTATCTCCATTTCTACCAATCTTTTAGGAACATTTAAAAACTCAGAAATTTTAAAATGATACCGAGAGCAAAAATCAAAACCATCAGGTATCAACACTTTATTTGAAAAATTAAAAACAGAATTATGACATGTTTCAAAAATTTTAAAAGTTCTATCTTTTTTATATAAAAATTCTTTTAATTGACTAGTCAATGGTTTTAATGCAAACTCTTCTGCTATTTCGTTAAGATGTATTTCATTGGGGTTAAATAAATTTATATAATTTATTAAATCTATAGATTTATCTCTATAAAATTCATCCGAATCAGATAAAGAACCAAAACTATAAAAAGAATCCTTGCCTACTAGATCTATAATTTGATTTCTTTGGACAATATAAACTTCAGAATATAAACAATACTCGACGACTTTTACTTCACAGCCTTCTGAAATTCTTTTTTCAATTAACCATTTTAAATAAGCTGGAGATCCGCCCGTAGATAAATGGGGCGCTAAAAATAATATTTTCTTTTTTGTAGGCTTATTATTTTCATTTATGAATTTATAAACTTCTTCAGGTGTAGGATGACACTCGAAAGAACTTTTATTTTCTAGACAATTTATTAACGGAGGAACACCTTGTATAGTAGTCCAAGTTTTTACTCCATATTTTATATCTGAAGCACAAAATAAATCACAAGAGCCACTGATATACTTATATTTATAATCCTGAGAATTTTCCCTAAATGGAGCTCTCAACTTATTATTGATTGAAGACCCTAATTGAATGATATAAGTATCAGTGCTGCCAGCTAAATGCAATAAACCTGAATCCATCGTAACAAAAAATTCAGACTTATTTATAACATGCCAACACTGAGATAATGTTAACTTATTTGTTAAATCAATGCCTAAATTAACAGTTAAGTTAATTACTTTTTTATCAATATCGTAAAATCCTTTTTCGCTGTCATTCTTTCCAACTAATACGACTGGTATTTTAGAATTATTTAATAAATTTATTAATTTCTGCCAAGAGTCTTTAGAATAAGTTCTAGAAGCCCATGTCGAACCGACATGCAAAACTACATAATTATTTGGTAAATTTTCTATAATTTCATATTCGTCAGCAATATAATCATACCCCATCTCTTTTTCTGATAAACAAAAACCCAAATCTAAAGCATGAAACTGCCTTATATCAATTGTAGCGTGTTTTTTCTCTACTCCGTGGTCATTCTTCTTTCCTATATCTAAAAACGTCTCAAAAACCTCATGAGGACCTTTCACGCTTGATCTAACGCGGTCAAACTCTTCGAAAGAATAAAGATTACAAACATATTTATTATTTTTGAAAATTTCTTTATTATGAGTTATAACATTAATTAAACTATCATAAGATTTAGAAAGTTTTCTTAATGTAGGGGTTGAGGCTAAAGTGTCTCCTAATGAAGGAGAATGCACAAATAAAAAATATTGCTTCATATCTCTAGTTAAAAAATTGTAAACAGAATCTTCTACTCTTCGATGATAAAAATAAAGATCGTTAATGTCTTGTCTTGCAGGAATAGTACAGAAAGCTGTAAGTCTTTGCAAGTATAATTCTGGATTATTTATCTTATCAACCATTAATTGTAATTGATCTTCTCCGCCTTCAATTACATTAATTAATGTTTGCTTTAAATTATCTTTGACCTCATCTCTCCATAAAAGACAGTTTATAACAGTTTCTTCATGAAACGGAGTCAAATAATTCCAATTATTAATAATTAAATCGCTGAAACATAAATTGAACCATTCACATATAAAATCATAACAATTTTTATTAAATAAAAATACTCCCGTCTGCAGATAAGTAAAAGTTCTTAAGTTTACATCTATGTTTAATTCCTTCATTAATGGGGCCTCCAAGCATAAATTCAAATCTACCCCACCATTCGCAAAAGGATTGCCTCTTCCATCAGACATCATCATAAACTGTTGACACGCGACAGTTAATAATGGATGATTAATTATTCTATTAACACTTAAAAATATATCATCACAACAAATTCGCGCAAAACAATCTGAATCTACATAACAAAAATTATCCTCACCGGATATTTTTAATAATTTACCCTCTAAAACATTTTTTACAAGTAGTGGTTTTAGAAAAACGTGGTATGATTTATAATTTTCGCCAAAAGAACCGGTCAAATCGTTTTCGCCGCCCTTAAAAGCTTCACCAGTATCAAATTTAATATTAATTACATTCTTAAAACGATTTTCATAATCAAAATCAACAGAAAAAAATAAAACTTTATAATTAGAGTATCTTTCTAAAGATTTAAATAATCTTTCAGCATACTTTATATAATTTTTATCACAATGTGTTATAAAATAATTCATATTAATAATTATTGAAGTTCACATGAATTTCTTCTTTTTTAAATACATTATTGTCTTTTATAAATTCAATTATAAAATAATTTTCAATTCTTAAATCTCTAGCGGGACCTATAAAATAGTTCATATATAAATCAGCAACACAAGAATAAACTAAATTATTTTTATTGTCTAAAATATTTATTACATAATTATCTGGGTCAGTGATTGAAGATAAATCTATTATATTGTTGGCGACATCATATTTAACATCGCATATATTTAATTCAGAAATTAAAGTTTTATGAAGGTGAGGCAATTTTACGTTTCTTTTTTCAAAAAATGTTTTGTTTATTATTAAATTATCTTTCGAATCAAATAAATAACCACATTTAGCATCTTGCTCGCCATGATATTTTATATTTTGGTTATATATTTTATCTTTTACCCTTGGATCATCTTGTATCCAAGAATAGTGATTTATAAATGCTATGTTTTTTTGAATTAAATGATAATCTTCAGATTGTAATTCGTGCACAAGATCTTCATTTTGATATTTTAAATCGCAGTCAAAGTAAAATTGTTTTACGCCGCCTCTCCTTTGTGCCCAATATATACAAAACTTATTAAAATTATCATCAATCCAATACGGATGTTTCACACAGTAATTTTTAAAATACAATTTATAACAATCAGGATCAGGATTTTCCTTTATATAAGATAAGATATTGCGTATGTCTTTTTCTGTGTATATTTCGTCACAATCAATAACCCAAACTAAATCAACTTTTTGGTCTAATACATAATTCAACATGTAATTACGCCCCTGCTCTTCGGTCCATCTATTTTGTCCGCAAGAATGTAATAAAAAATCTAAATCTTTACCCAATAATTTCAGTAAAGAATGAGAACCTTTCATGTCTTCGGGCTCTTTAGGAGACAATATGTACCGACCATTGGTTGCCGCCAGCACTAAATTAAGTTCTTTTTTTAATTTTAACCACGGCTCCAAACATTTATCAATATATAATGCACAATTATAAGCCGAAAATAATACTCCTATTTTCATTCTTCACATTTCATATGCTCTTTTACAACAGATGTAAAAAATTTGGAAAAACCAATACTTTTTATGCTATCGCATATCTTTATATTAGATATATATCTACCCGAAAAATTACATGTAAAAAACTTACCATCTGCATCAGGATCTTTGATTTTTTTATAAAAATCTTCGGATTCTAATACCACCACCTCCATAGCAGACATTTCTTCAGTATATTCGTCGAAATCGACCGAATCGTAATACACTCCTTCATCATCAGGAATCGCTGCTCTTTTTTGCCTGTTCTCATCGAGGTAAACCATTAAATAGTCCATTACATATATAATACTAAATATGTCGGCGGCTGTCAAATTAATATTTATATTATTTCCCCTTTTTCAGGAGGCTCGCTTATTTTTTTTTGTTTTTTATTTATACTGATTTCTTATTAATCTTGTTGATTTTTATTAAATGGGGGGGTATGGGTTTTGTTTTTTTTAGATGGGTTTAGTTTGTTTGAAAATGAATTACATATTGAAGAAAATGTCCCCCCACCTATCTAGCAAAAGTCAACCCACAAAATATTTTAAAAAATGGGGGGAGTGTTTGGCACGGCACCTGCTGTAAGTAATAGGGGGGGGATAGGCCGAAAAAAAATTACTTTTTTTTTTAAAAAAACTGTTGACTTTTTTCTGATTTGTGATACATTGTAAGCATGAAAACGATAAAGAACATCAACATTGACTCAGAGAAAATCAAAAACATTGTTGCCAAAGTCTGCGCTAAGCACAACAATTTCCACAATTTTAGAGCGT